TAGAGTACAATGCATACATGGCAGAAGCCCAGTTAAAATTAAAATACCTAGCGATTGCAGATTGGTGGGATATGTATGATACTAATACTTTAGTAGATGAAATCGAAGAGGAACTAGAAGTAGAATCATCTCCATTTATAGAAGGACATCCAATATGACAGAGCAACCAATCTTTATGAGCAGACGCAGCAAAGTTTTAGATGAAGCTAACAAATTAATAAGCGAAGACAGAAACAATCAGTACGGTGATGCTTATATTAATATGATAATGATTGCTCGAGCTTGGTCAGAGACACTTGATTACACTGTACAAACATGGCAAGTACCTATTATGTTAGCGCAAATGAAACTAGCTAGGCTATCAAGTGGTGGATACAAAGAAGATTCTATTGTAGATGCTATAGGATACCTAGCATTAGCAAGTGAGTGTAAAAATAAAGACGTTCCCGAACTATAAGGATGAGACTCATGTTACTGGTTCTTATCAAGAACTTATCGAGCAAATGGTTGACCTTCGAAACGCACTTGGTATTTCTCAAGAGGAACTTGCACACAGAATTGGATGCGCTTCATCACTCATTCATAAATGGGAACAGCACAAACGAGTACCATCTGGGTTCTTGTTTGGCTGTTGGGTAGACGCACTTGGCTGCGAGATCACGATCAACTTCAAAAAAACTTAGACAACAGTCAGCTATATGCGAAGCATGTAGTGTTGATTCGGATATGTTTGTAGCTATACTAGCTAACATAGAACCAGTCAGACATTACATCATATGTTTAGACTGCTATCAGAGGGACACATGGCAAACAAAAATAAACTTAAAGGAACTTACCACGAAAACTGGTTCGTTAAATGGCTCACGGAAATCGGTATCGAAGCCAAGAAAGTACCACTCAGCGGTGCGCTTGGAGGAGAATACTCGGGTGACATCCATCTCTTTATCCAAGGACGAAAGCTGGTGGGAGAAGTAAAGTACAGAGATAAGTCTAATTTCCCCAGCCCTTTCACAGTATTAGAAGGCAGAGACATTGCCTTTTATAAGAGGAGAACAGGTACTCCTCAAACCCTAGTCATCATGAGCGGTGACCAATTCAAACAACTAATGGAGGTTAGTAATGACGCAGTTAAATCTAATTCTTAATCACTTAAGAAATAAAAAACACATCAATACATGGACAGCAATCAAAGAGTACAACTGTACTAGATTAGCAGATGTAATCTTTAGATTAAAGAAGAAGGGTGTGGTAATTAATACAGAAATTAAATACAATGAAGCTACTAAAAAAAGATGGGCAGAGTACAGCCTTATGTCTGCTAATAGATATAAAATGTAAGCATACCCTAGCTGAGAATGGAGGAACCCAGCTAGGATACTAAAGAACATACTGGTCTGGAGGAAAAATATGTTCACTAATAGATTAACCGAAATGATATGGTTGAGGCAAGTTAAAAATCCTAGTGCTAAGTTAATACTACTAGCACTAGCTAGGTATGCTAACAAACAAGGAGTCTGTTGGCCTAGCATTGAGACTTTATCTGGTGACACAGGTATATCTGAACGTCAAATCATGAGGATTATCAAGGACTTAGAAGCAACTTCTATAGTAGCAGTGCATCGAGCAGGTTGGAACAAACCAAATGTTTATACTTTCTTATATGGTGACACCATGTCACCCGAACCAAGTAAGTATACCTGCATTGTTTAGTATTAAGTATACTAGTAATGGTTAGAGTGACACCATGTCACCATACAAGGAGGACTAATGGAAGACATCAAACAACATCGAGCTTGGATAGTAATTCAAGTGGCTGCACTGCGTGCTAAATTCTATGCACCTAGACTAGACCCAGAAGTTAACAAAGCTTACATGATTTCATGGGCAGATACGCTTCAAGTCTACAGCAAGCAGGAAATTACAGATGCAATGGCCTCTCATGTACGCGACAGTCCACGCATAACGCCCAACGAGGGCATGATTAGAGAATTAATAATCAGACATAGGCCAAGACCTAAAGCACCCACTCCACAGCCGACACAGGAGGTGGAGGGGAGGCCAAACCTTGAGGAAAGAAAGCGGATATCTGCCAAGGTCATGGCCATCTGGAAAGGAGCAGTAAAAAAACCTTGAGATATACTACATAATACACTACAATTTTAATACAAAATGGAGGAAGTAATGGAGAGAAGAGGATTCATTGGAGGGTCTGACGCTGTAAAAATTATGAACGGTGATTGGATAGAACTCTGGGAAATCAAGACAGGTAGAATAGAATCGCCTGATCTTAGTAAGAACTTAGCAGTGCAGATGGGTATACTTACCGAGGACTATAACCTGTATTGGTTTGAACAAGAGTATAACAAGAATGTTCATGGTCAGCAGTATGAAATACTTAAGGGTGGTACAAGCAGAAAAGAAACTGCTCGTAACATGCCACCAATTAAAGGTACACTAGATGGTCTTGTAGGTGACAATGATATTATAGAATGTAAACATACTAACGCATTTAATAATATGGAAAAGGTTATGTCTTATTACATGCCACAAGTTCAGTTGTATATGTATCTTAAGAAAGCAAAGGGTTGTTACCTGTCTGTATTCTTTGGCAATAGTAAATGGGAATGCAATTACATTAGCTACGATGACAGCTACATGGCTACAGTTCTTGATATGATCCAAGATTTCTGGGGTTATGTTGAGAAAGATGAAGAGCCACCGCATGCATTAAGCACAGGTATAGTACAAGCAACTCAAGATAAAATACCTGTAGAAAATATGATCAAGCGTGATGCTAACCTAGACAATGAGTTCATGTCAGTAGCACACGACTACATCGAGCATCAAGGTAGTGCTAAACTATTTGATGGTGCAAAGAAAAGTTTAAAACAAATGGTCGGAGCTAACGAAAGGGAAGTATACTGTGACCGACTTGCTATCAAGCGCAACAAACGTGGCGCGTTAACAGTTCATGTAAAGGAGGAAACATCATGAGCGATACTAAGATACAATCAATCAAAGCTTTAAACAAAGCACAAAAAGAAATGGGCAAGGCATTAAAGAACGCTACCAACCCACACTTTAGAAGCAACTACGCAGATTTAAAGTCTGTTGTAGAGGCAGCAATGCCAGCGTTCTTAGCTAATGGGTTTGCAGTTACGCAACCTAATGGAGCCGATGAGCTAGGTGATTATGTAGAGACAATACTAATGCATGAGTCTGGCTTCTCATTTAAATCTAAAGTCTACCTAAGATTAGGTAAGCAGGATATGCAAGGGTATGGTTCAGCTACTACCTACGCTCGACGCTATGGATTGCTAGGCATGGCAGGTATAGCACCAGAAGATGATGATGGTAACGCAGCAGTTGCTTCGTCTAAGAATAAGAAAACAATTTCACCAAGTGAATTTTAAGGAGAGACCATGAGCGAATATGATAACACCAACACAGGTGCAGCATTCAAACCCTTTGAGGATATGAAGCTAATACTACAAGGTAAAATAAACCTGGAGGGTAATGATAGAGATGTCGTTCTTGTTACTGACACTACCAAGTCAGGCAAAAGAATCATTAAGGTATACCAAAAACTAGGTGTGATGTTTGAGAATGACAGCACTAACGAGAAAGCACCTAACTATAGTGGGTCACTCGATGACTACACCACTAGCAAAGAGATGCAGGTTGCAGGTTGGAAACGAGAGAAGGATGGCAACCCTTATATCTCTATGAGAATATCAGAGAAGATGAGTCAGACACCTGATGTTAATCAATCGCTTGAAGAAACTTTAGGTGATGACATACCATTTTAATTAACAAGGAGCGGTGGCCCAACCAAAGGGCAGAGCCGCTCCGTATTGGAGGAACAAATGAATACTTCAGAACAAATAATCGGAAGACTTAAAAGAGTAGCTACTATTATACAGCTAGATGCTCTTCAAAAGAATAGACCAACAGTTAGGAACAGAGGAGATGAGCTACTTGCATTGCTTATCTTACTAGAAGAAACATTAAAAAAAGAAAAGGAGGAATGATGATGAATAAAATAACAATAGAAATGGAAGAGTTATACGGTGAGCTAATGAGAAAATCAGCCATCGAAATGGGACAGCAAGGCAAGCTGCCACAAGTAGGACTCCACCAACAACAAAATCAAAACAGAAAAAACAAGCAAGAAACAGCCTATCAAATAATAAAAAATCATGGCATCATAAACGCCAAGCAACTAGCAGAAAAGATGGGACTTAAAAGCAAAGAGCATGCTAGAAATTTTATCCAAAGATTAGTAAGGGAAGGTAAGGTTAAAAAAATTATGAACCCAGTATCTTATTGTCACCCATACTCAGGGTACACAGCTGTTAATTAATTTCCTACTAGTGGATTATCGAGAGCCTCTTGTAATCTCTGCGACAAACGCTCATCAAGTTTTCGCATGTCATCTTCGATACGGTTCTCAGTAGTTCTCATTGTATCACGCACATCTTTCTCAGTCTCTCTACTTAAGGACTCGACTTCTCTTATAGCTGAAGTTGTATCCTTTTGAAGCTGATTCATTTCATTGATGTTACTTTCTAACACTAGGTCTATTGAGTCTTGGGTATCTTTAATCCTATCAATAAACTTATCAACCTTACTATCTATCTTATCAATGTAACCTTCCATCTTAAGGATGTCTTCTCGCAAGTCGTTCTTAATATCACGAGTATAATCTATTGCACTATCCAATTTAGTTTGGACTAAAATGTTTTCTGTTTTAATAGCAGTGATGTTAATATTTTTTATAATGTTTTTCATAGACATATAGTCTTTATAAAATTCAAACCCACCCCATAGGCCACTACCTAGTGTGCCAAGTAAAGGTAATATAATCAATAGCTTAGAGCCACCAACTTTAATTCCTTTGTACTCTACCTCTGCCATGCCCTATCCTAATTCTCAAACGATAAACTTCTTAGCCTGTTAATTTCCTGTTGAAGTTTCATTACCTCTAATTCTTTCTTCTTTAATTCTAGCTCGTACAATCTATTGCAATCTATTCTAGATTTAACTCTCTTACCTAGAGGAATTACAATCCTACTATACACTCCTATATCTCCAGCTTTTGCATTACCTAGTGTGCCACCCTGTATAATACCAGTCACTCCAAACTCTAACCTTGTTGCAGAACCTATAGAGTTAGAGCAATCTAATTCACCTGCTCTAAATTTATCTGACTGATAACCTGCATTAGAGTTAGGTAAAGATAAACTTAATGAGTTCGATGCTGAGTCTGCCCAACTAACAGCGCAACTAAAAAAAAATAACAGTACAGCAAAAAATATTTTCATTCGTTTTGCTTTATCTTGGAGCAGATTCTTGACGACACTAAGGTAACTTGATTCAGTGCCTTAAATACTTTTGATTCTGTGCAAATATAAACTACCTCCTCTGAATCTTCAGCTCTAATGTACACACTAAACAACTTGCTTCTGCTATACTTTAAGTTAATTACTTTTGATACTGCTGCGAATGGTAAAGGTTTCCAATCATTAGTAAACACTTCAATCTTATAAAACTCCACATCAGAACGCCTGTTGAATAGCTTCATGTTAGCTACATATACATTATCTATGTAAGATTGAGTTAGCTTTGGATATGTTGGTGTCATCTCATGTGCATAGGAATGAGTAGCTAAAAACAAAGCAAAGAATATAGGTAATATTATTTTGCTATACATTCTGCTTTGATCATGGCTGTATAATTACCTGCTGGTAATGACTTAGTGTTACCGTACTGAGCAGTAGATGAAACAATAAACCATGTAGTACCTGCAAGTGTCATATTAAATTCAGTTATATTATTGTAGGTAACCTTGGCTGCTTCATATGCTGACATAGCTGCAACAGATACCTGACCTACTATAGAACTACCTGTCCATGCTACTGAATCATTCAAAGCAGGACTAGATGAGAAACTATTAGGGTGTGTGATGCGTGCTTTGTAGTAGTCTGCCTGTGCTATGTCGTACCTAATGCTAGCAAGAACACCACCATCTGCTACAAGTGTGGATAATTTATAAGGTAAAGGATGCCCATACACACCAGACACATCAGTCCACACCGAACACTTAGGCTGTACAACACCACCAATAGGTGAGTCTACTGCCAACAAAGGAGTGGCTGAAACTAAAAATATTATTGCTGCTAATTTTTTAATCATGTTATCTCCGTTTGTTATTTATCATATTGTAATCTAACCATCACTCTGTGTGACTTGTCTTGTGCTAAACTTCTTAATGCTCTGTAGTTATCTGTAATGATTCCATCTTTAAGTTCCGCTGTGTCTGTGTATGTACCGCCATCCATAGTAGCACCATAATACATTTCTAATTTTCCTACCGCAGCCATCTGTTGCATCATAGATAGCTGCTTCATAGGGTCTGCTATTTTCTCTGCTGCACCTGCTACAGAGAGAGCTGTTTCTAAACTACGCTCCTCTTTAGCTTCTTCTTCTTTTATCTTTGCTTTGAGTTCTTCTTTCTTTTCTTCTTTTACTTTTTGTTCTAGCTGAAACTTAACCCACTCATTGTAATACGGATCATCTATAGTTGGTTCATTATTAATTAGATTATTATCTAGTAAGTATTGGTATAAAGCATTCTTAAAATCAGGGCAACTAGGATCAGATAGTGGTATAAAACAAGGATCAAACATATAGTTGTATGCTATTGTAACGTCACTTAGTGTAGCCTCGCCATCAACTCCTATGCTTCCATCACCCCAAGATGTACCCAATGAAGGTGTTACTAATTCAAAACCTATCTTAGTATTACCAGCAATATTATCCCAGTTATCATTTAACTCATAGATATTTCCGTTACCATTTGCATGCTTATTAATAATAGAAACAGTAGCGTTTGAATTAATATCTTTATTGATTGTATATTGATGATACACACCTTGAACTTTCAATCCAGTTTCTGGTGGCAGTACGTTTGTCATGTTCCAAGTGTAGGTAGTCTTAGCTACGTTGTCTGTTCTGCCATATACTAAATCAGATAAGCAGTAAGAGGGCAAGCAACAGCCCACCAATAGCACTAGCACCTGTAGCGGTACTCTTTGCATCATCATCCCATTCCTTTTTCTTTCCTGTTTTAGCACCAGGAATTAGGTGTGGATTATTTTTCCACCCTTCTTTAGCAGCATTACCTACAAGTCCATCGTATGGACAAGGCGTTCCTGCCGACATCATAGACTTAAAAATTCTAGAGTCCTGACACATCACAGATACAGCAGCTACTTTCATGCCCATATCATAGAGAACTTTAGCATTCTTTAATCTTTCACAGTTCATATCTCTAACTGTAAGACCAGTTGATATACCTAGTATCTGAGTTTGCACTGCTCCGCTTACACCTATTGTACACAAGTCAGAGTTAGATGAGTTAATCGAAGGTGATATAGCAGAGGGAGGTGGAGCTTTAACTGTAGTAGTAGAAGTTAAATTACTATTAACTGTAGAGTTAGTTGTTGAATCAGTAACTATTGTATCTGCTTTAAGGCTAGGAGCTAAGAGTATTAAAAGTAATATTGCAAAACAAAACCAACCTAAGTATGTAAAAAATTTTCTCATTAAGATGCTGTGTATCCATTACCTGCTGTGATAGCATTGGTTGTAGCTGTCATAGACTCACTACCCCAGTCTGACTTAGCTTTCATTATCTCAAGATGCTGTGTGTTTCTGTCTACACATGCCTGTCTATCTGCTGCTATATCGTCAGCCATATCATTGCCAGCTATTACATCAGTAATAAGGGTTATTGAATGCCCCATTGCTGTGAAGTCTTGCGCTAGTTCTGCGTCTGTTCTGTCTGCCATTTGTTTACCCTTCCAAGGTTGTTATGCGAGCGAGTGCTGCATCTAATGCTGTTGATAATTCTTGTAC